TCTCAGCCAGATCTTTCAACTTCTTCATTCTTTTCTCCTTCTCTTCAGGGCTAAGAGTCTCGTCCTTCTCTACCATCATCATTCTTTGTTCAAAATAATGATGGTAGTGTGGGTGTGAATAAGCAGCCATGGTGATAAGTAGAGTCAAATGGAAGACAGTATAGTCTATAGTATAGAGCAGATAGCAGATATAGTGTAGACGATAGTAGCAGTTACTAACGGGAATCGTATTAATATATAATCAATTTTGATATACTACTTTTACATACACAGTTATCAGATAAATTAGCATTAATATATAATCAATTTCGTCTATTAGAATTGATTATATATTGGGCGATGTTAGATATAGCACCTCTACACCATACAGAGTACATCAAAATTGATTTTATATTAAAATATTTTTGACTCTAAATTGAGTAAGTCGTGCTAGTATACTATCCACTCTTCTATACTTTTTACTCACCCAATCAAGACGTTCATGTCAACCTTGCGATCGTCCTGTGTACAGAAATAGAGCTACAGGTCAAGTAGCTAAGTATTGTTCTTACTGTATGAGCAGAGTTCGCTTCAGACTGTATTCAACCCCTCAACTTCTACGATGGGGTATTACTTTGGAGGAAGCTACAGCGGGTAAACTTAAGTAATATACCCGATTTAAAAACTTAAAAAAATATCTATTAATTAATAGATAATTTACGTTTTATCATCTTTATGTTCTGGTATCAGACATATTATGGCGAAGATAATTAGCGGAATCATAGGTATACATCTTATTAATATCTCACAATAATCCATATTTTAAGATCAATAATCCATATTTTAAGACCAAAAATCGGTCGTTATAGGTATTTGCTTACCTATAGATATACCAGGTGTTTGATGATAATATGCCAATTTAATATATAGATAGTCTAACAATTTATCTATACATATCTTCGAGTGTTTATCAATATATTCGAGATAATAATGTGTCAGTACCCCAGTACTGACACCATTAATTACAGTATCATAAGAATTGCCATAATTAGAAGATCCACTAATTATAATAGCGTCACAATAACTATTTCTACCATTCCCTGTTTTTTGTAATTCATACGTTTTATCCCTCTTAATTAAATCCCACTTTAAATCGAAGTTAGACCTACTATTACAACAATCTATACATCCTCTCAATTTGCTACTTTCAGGTAACAGACGTATTAAGTATTTATGTATATCTTCACTAGTAATATATTTATTATCTTTGGTAATAATAGCATTTTTATCAATGTTATCGTATACTGTAGTACGAGTGCCATGACCAGAAAAATGGTAATATAACATGTTATTAGTTATATTACTTCTATTATGATTACACTTTTCAAATTGCTTAACACTACAGTCACATAAAAGCCATCGAATGCCACTCAGTATATTAGAATGTGTACTATTTTCAGTAAGTAATAGTACAATAAATCCTCTCGTTTCTAACATATTTTTGACACGAACAGCATCATTTACGCATCCGTTCAGACTTCGATTAGTATCATCGTAGTTTATTCCTATAACTAAAGCGCGCTTATCCATAGTTTATATAAATTTATATAAACATTAATTTTTTTAAACCACTATATCGCCTCTTCCTTCTCGCGAAGAAGAGCTACTACTTCCTCGGCTTCCTCTGCTACTTCCTCCTCTTCCTCTGCTACTTCCTCCTCTTCCTCTGCTACTTCCTCTACTACTTTCTCCTCTTCCTCTACTACTTCCTCTACTACTTTCTCCTCTTCCTCCTCGGCTTCCTCTCATATTTCTAGGATCACTAACATATCCACCTCTACCACTACTGGAAGTTTCTACACCTTTTCTTATTTTCCAATAATCTTTACCTCTTGGTATTCTAGGAAGTCTGCTACCATAATCGAACATGAATGGAGGTATATGGTCATATTCTTCCCAATCGCTAATATTCATAGTTTTAATATAGTTTTCGGCTGCATACATAATCCTAGTCATATCTGCGAACGGCAATATATACACATACATTCCTTCAGATCGTGTACCATCTTTATCAACAGAAATTTCATCAGGATACAAATCAGATATATAACTGTAAGGCTCCATAAGATATCGCATATGTTGGGGGATTAAATCTTTAGAAACTGGCGGTAAAATAGCCAACAATTGATGTAACATGTTATAATCGCCTTTAACTTTAGGATTTGAAGATATAACATTGTTCAATACTGGTTCTATTTTTTCAATCTCATATTTAGACAAAAATTTATTAATGTCTGTAATGAGAGGAGCATGATGATATGGATAATACATATCCCATTTTACATCTCCATAGAAATAGTATCTTTGGATCCATGAAAACATTTTCAGATATTCACTACACATAACATCGATATCTTCGTCGTCATAAGATAAATCTATCTCTTCACCTAAGAGATCTTTTAATATTTGTGAATCGCCTTTGACTCCCAAAGCATTATCATACCATAAATGCCTATATTTACCGTCAAAATCGAATTCATAATACCCTTCTACTTCGCTAACGGCGCTTTTCAATAGACGCGATGGATTTCTGAACTTATCATTATTCGATATCACTTTACCAAAGAATTCCAATTCTTTCTTTGATAATTTCTTAATGAAAATTGACATACTAGCCCATATTATACCTTGGTCATCAGTTAAGATATCATCTACTATGTCCATATCATTATCTTGTAATAATCTATTATATTCTGCCTTTGTTTCCTTATAAACTTCTATGATATCGTCGATAGCATATTTTACCATCTTCATAGAAGGTTGTCTAGGAAGAAAGTCGTCGCCTATAAAACTCATAACTGTGACATAATCTCTTATCCCCATACCGCTACGACGTAAGGATCTTTTGAAAGCTTCAATATCAATCATGTCATAGTATGACTCTCTAACAACAATTATATTATCAACAGCTGCTATGAGAGCGAGTAGAGCTAAATCGGAATCTTTGCCGTATAAAATATTCAATACAGTTCCCTTTTGCGTTTCTGGAATAGGCGTTTGGTTTATTTGACCTGAAAAATAAATGTCCAATATTTTATGCTCAGCTTCTCCAGGAACTCTATATGAACTATAGATAACGTGACCGGGCAATGCAGCTTCATTAACAGATCGAACTTTACCTTCGCGGTCTGTTTCAGTCTTTTTGGACGGCTTTTGTGATCTCTTAATCCAGTGTGTTAAATGTTCATCTAACATTTTCATCAGTTCGGTACCTGGAGATAACGATGCACTATCAAACCTGAAAGTTTCACCAATGTCTGCACTCATTTTCGCACCATATCTTCTTTTCCTCTGTTGTTGTATTTTGGCCATAGGAACTCTACCATCGATCGCTATTATCAATACTTTAGGCATATAATTAGATACAATTTCTATTATTTTATCTGTAATTTCATTAAAAAACTGTTGTATAACGGTGGCTGGAGGAAGTTTAAGCAGATCTTCTATAGCTAGTCCGAGCTCACGCTTGTTATAATTCGTTTTTCCATCACCGTATAGCCATGTTTTCTGGGCAGCAGCATGAATGATACCAGGCGTATCAATCGCTACACTGTGAACTACACTCCCTGAAGAAATATTGTTTACCAATATTCCTTGATCATTCTTCCTTAGATAATCACCGTAAAACTCTGGAATACCCATCTTTAATGATATATAATATAAATTTATATCTGAAGGTTTCTTTTAAAAAATCAATTATTATTATCAGAATTATTGTCAATTTTTGAACTAACTAGAACCATATCTTCGTCATTTACAGGTTTAAATGATCTTTTACTTTCATCATATTTATCTAATGTTTTTAAGTATGTTTTGTTTCCTATAATATTCATACCAACAAAGTGTGAAGGTAATATGTCACTAGGATTTAAAGTTTGATCTATGATATCTAGCGCTTGATATATTAATGCTACTAATTCTGAACAAAACAATCTACTACCGTCAAAATTTACATTTACATCCATTAATATATCTCCCTCAGGCGTAGATACACGTCCATATACGTATCTCATTTTCCTCAGCGGAGGTAAGACAGCAGCACATAAACCTAATGGTGCTTCGTAACGCGCAGCGCCAAACTCAGTATAAATACTTTTTAATATTCTCTTAACTTTTGTCTTGTCTGTATCGTAAGGATTATTCTTTAAACTACACCATGCTATTTTACTTCCTTCGCCCTTTAAATAACCTCTAACTACGCTCTCAAGATCTCTAATTTGTACACCCAATTTTCCAGATCCACTAACAATATCAGGTGTACCGTCTGAAACGCCACCCCATGAACAAGTAGATTCCCATATATATTTTACACCATGCCTAAGTTGTGTCAATTGAGGCAAAACTTCCCTAGTAACAACTAAACCAGCATGACTAAATTCGTCATCTAACTCCATATTGTTTTGTATAAACCTAATAAAGCCGCTAAACGGATCAGATCCTCTAAATAAAAGCAAATCTAAAGGTTTTATTTTATCGACAATATCACGATAATCTATTAATTCACTCGAGTCCATTTTATTTTTTTATAGCGTGGTAAAAAGAATGTCAGGATACTTTTTACGCAAATGTCATGGAGCTACACCAAACACTATATCTAATCACTGTATCGTGTTAGATCTAGATGAGACCTTGGTACATACGTTTGACGACATTGATAGAATTAGAACTTTAAATATTCTTAATGATCCAGACTATATTCGTATGAGGAAGAGATTATATATGATCGATGTGGATGATCCAGTCACGAAGAGAGGAGAAGGTAGACATATACATATGTGGGGACTACTTCGACCAGATACAAAAAAGTTTCTAATGTTCTGTTTTTCTTATTTTAAAATAGTAGCTATTTGGACTGCTGGACGTAAAAGATATGCTGAAAAGATAGTCCAAGAATTAACTAAAGATGTAAAAGAACCGCATATAGTTTACTGTTTCGATCATTGCTTAGACGAAACGGGATCTTGTTCTACAAAAGATTTACGAAAAATAATCGAAGCTTGCCCTGAAAGTATGTCGCTAAAAAATACATTCATGATTGACGACAGATTATATAATTTTGAACTGAATCCTGGTAACGGAGTTTTGATACCTCCATACGAACCAAAGAAAAGTAAAGAATCTCTAACAGACGATTCAGATCCAACTTTGAAAAAGCTACAAAAGTGGTTTGAAAGACCAGAAGTAATTGAATCTAATGACATCAGGTCATTAGATAAAAGTAGTATTTTCTCGGATTAGAAAAAAGATGGCCGGGTCATATCGAGATATTTTATGTTGTAACAACAATAGAAATATTGATAGCGCTCTCGATAAATATGAAAACGAGAGAGATCATATTATTAAGACATTATCTAGAGATCCTATAGAATTAATTAATAAGATATGGACTAATGATGGGTTTTTGTCTAACGATTCAAGATGCATGTGTCATGCTGGAAAACACAAGAAGTATACAGCTTACACTTGCCCACCATGTGTAAATTTAGGAAGACTTGTAGATTACGATAATGATAAGGTAGGTAAGCCATTCTTAATCGAGTGTGGTGATAAAGTGGGAAGTTCTTTTATTCTAATTTCTCTACCTGTAGGTACTACATCTCTAGATATAGGAGAATCAGATAAAATCAGAGCTCAAAACTTTCTACAAGAACATAAAGAGATGTTAAAATGCGGTTCCCAGGAATTAAACGAATTGACGTTCGTTAAGAATGATGTTTTTACTAACAATATACTTGTTTGGTGGATTATAGATAAGATATTTCAAAGAAAGGGATTACCATATTCTTTACCTTTACATACAGCCTATATATGCAGACAGAAAGGGTTTCTATTGTCTAACTCTCCAACCATAGGTAGCTTCAAACAATTACAAAGTAGAGCAGCTATTAATAATTGGGACAGTACAGATGTATGCATGTCTATATGTAAACAGTTAGGTGTAATATTAGATATATTACATGGACACTATTTTTCGCATGGAAATCCACATTCAGATATGTTACTATTCTCAGATGATCCAATAGAACATGATTATGACAATATCACTGTATCTTCCGATTTTACCATGCATATAGTAGATTTCACTTATTCTTCTATCACTAATGATAATGTTAGACTATATCCTAAGACTGAAAGTTCGAATGTATTATTTAATCATTGTACTATCAATATAGAAATAAAAGACGGCATGTATTATCTATCAAATAAGTCCGACATTTTATTTAACTACATTCGACACGCAGGATTGCCCATATATAGTAGTTCATTTGACTTCTATTGTTTTATTCTGAGTTTTATGTTGGACGATTATTTCTACGATAGTGTAAAGAAAGATCCTATTATGAATAAAGCTTGGGAATCAATATGGTATAATACAGATTTATCAATTATAGAAGCTAAACTCAAGAAAATTAAGAAAAATCCTAATCCGGATATAGTAAGAATGTTAGGAGGTCTATGGTTACAATGTGATGTTGTCAAAACATGGTTATCCAATATGTAAAACAAGGTTATCCAATATGTAAAACAAGGTTATCCAATATGTAAAACAAGGTTATCCAATATGTAAAACAAGGTTATCCAATAT